AACGCTGCCCCCTCTGCCGAAGATTTTGTTTCTGAGTCAGAATTAACAACAGAAGACTTTTCTGATATCGAGAAAACTGTAGATGAAACTGAAAGATATTTGTCAGAAGAGTATGACTTTCCTATTTATGACTATAAAGATAGAGAAGAAATTCCTCCTGCTGGTCAATTAGAAAGAATGTTTTATCTTACAGAAAATGTATTAGATGATAATGAATTGTCCGAAGAAGAAGAAGAAGAAGATACAATCTTATTCCCTGATAAAAACTCTATAGATCCAGAAGCTTTTATGCAAAGCAGAGAGATTGGAGATAGCTTCTTGGTTGATGACCATTCCGCTGAAGAGTTTTTTGCAGATAGTGAATCTGATAGCAAAATGAACTTTGAAAATGATTCTTTTATAGAAAGTTCTGATTTAGGCTTTGATATTGATTCTTTTGAAATAGGAGAAGCAGAGACTAGTTTTCCTATTGAAGATTTAGATGCACCGTCTGACTTTAACCCTCGAGAAGATTATGAATTATTTTTGTCACAAAGTAGTGAAGAGCCAGATTTAAAATAGGGATAAAAAAAATGAAAGTTACAAGAGTAGATCAAAAAGAAAGTTACAATATAACTTCAGAATGGATAAACGATTTTTCCAATAAGCTGTTAAAGCAGTCTGGAATCATTGAGATACATAGAAGAAACTCTAGAGAAAAATTTGCAACCATAGAAGATAAAATGGCAGATATGAAAAAAAGAGTCGGATTTGATAAGGTTAAAGATATAGCTTCAAATAATCTAGACACCCGCAAGAGCGCAAGCGCGTGTGAGTGTGATTCTTGTGATACATGCTCGATTGAGACTCCTAGACCGGAACTTGCAACTGTAAAAAAAATATTATCTTATCTCATTAGAGTTGTTAAAGATAGACCTTCGATTACGTTTATTCAGCTTATTCACGACTGCAGGAGTCTTCCAGAGTACGGAATGGTGTCTGATAAAATTTCAAATAAAAAACTTTCTGATTATGCAAAAAAAATTATTGAAAGCTATGGATCAAAAGATAATTCTACATCAGAAATAGAGTATGTTCCGTTTCATGAATCATATCAGTTTGAGATGGAAGATATGAAGGCTCCATATATACCGGATAGTATGTCCTAAATAACATCAAAATAATATTAATAATTATAGTAAAATAAAGATAGGGGTTCTTATGTTTGTTTTACTTTTTTTTATTTCGTCATTAGCCGGCGAGCCAAAAGACATAGTTGATATGGAGATAGAGGTAGTTGAAAATTCTGGAATAAATGTATTTGTAGATGATTTAAAAATTATAAATAAGTCTGACATAAAACTTGATACAAGTGCGGACCATTCTGCAATGCTAAGTTATGCTAACATATTTAAAGACTATGCAAAAATAGACAATGGATACGGTGGCCATGAGCCTGTATCTCTAAATAGCAAAATAAATCTTTATGGACTTATAAATATTAACAAATTTTATGAAAATTGTAATTATAAAACAAATGGATTTAATTGCTCTATAGAAAATGATCATTTTTACATTAAAAGCATTGCGTTTATTGATCGAAATGAGTTGGAGATAAGAGTTGAATTATATGATAATTTTGGAGTTCTGCTGCAGTCAGCAACAAAAAGAACATATAGAAAAGAAATCTTTATAAGACAAAAAGAGTCTACAAGGATTGATGAAAGGGGTTTCGGAGTTGGCGCAACAGGAATTGGAGCTTCAGCCAGAACAATCGAACATTCAGAAAAAGAAAGTTTGCCGTTAAAGTACAGTATAAATCACAGATTATTAAATAAATATATTCAGGAAACATTCATGTATCTTTGGCTGGCCACAAAGTTTAAAAAAGAGTAGGTGATGTCAAAAAATATAAAAAAAGAATTTGATCTCTTTAAAGAGATGTCAGAGAGTTTTTTAAATCTAGACCCTGGAAATTTTGTTAAAAATAATTTAACGATAGATGGAATGGAATTTAACATTCTCGACAATGGGTGGAAGTTTATGGCTGATATATATAGATATATCGCACATCAAGCTACCCAAAAAGATGGAAAGCCCGTTGTTATTAAAAAAGGAAGACAGGTCGGTGCAACTATGATGGCTGGAGCCTTAGATCTGTTTTTTACGAATAGTGGTCTATATACTAAGCCTCCAATAAGAGTAGTTCATTGTTTTCCCGCCCTTGCCCATGTTAAAAGGTTTTCTCAAGACAAGCTTGAAGGCTTGGTTAGAACTGCCAAAGATGATTTTATAAATAAAAACAAACTCACAACTGGAAATGCCGTAGATAATCTGACAATGAAGCAGTTTCAGACAGGAACATTGTGGGTAGAGTCTCTGGGTACAGACGGAGATAGAATTCGTGGTATGACTGCAGATGTAGTTTTCTTTGATGAGGTTCAAGACATGTTTCCCCAAGCGATAGGGAATGCTCAGAAGATTTTAACTGCATCAAAATATGGCCCAACTGGTAAAGGCGTTCAGGTATTCTTTGGAACTCCAAAGCAGAGAAACTCTTATTTTTCCACAATTTGGGAAATGTCTGACCAAAAGTTTTATCATCTTGGATGTGACAAGTGCAAAACTCATTACCCATTTTATTTGCCCGATGACAAAAGGTGGATGGATATTTGGGTCTCTGGATACGATATAAAGTGTCCAAACTGTGGAGCTATATCTAAAAAGTCTGATGCGATTGATAATGGAAAATGGGTGTCTACAAAGAAGAATTCGGACAATAAATTTGTCGGCTACCATATAAATCAGCTTTATATTCCATACTTTACAAAAGAAAATATATTGGACTTGATGCCAGAACAGAACCCATCTCAGTCTGAAAGAATTTGGAATAATGAAGTTGTTGGTGAGTTTTATTCCGGATATGGCATGCCCTTGACAAAGGGTGATATCTACAAACTATGTAGAGATGCTAATAGGCAATTTTCAAGATCGATAGACTCAAGAGATAAGCCGACCTATCTCGGTCTTGACTGGGGAGGTAAAAGCGATGCGGCAGGAAGCGTGGGTGGTAAGTCATATTCTTGTGCCGTTGTCCTATCAGCCCTGCCGGATGGTACACTCCTGATAGAGCATGCTCATAAATTAAGTAAAAATACCTATGACTATAAAAAAGACACAGTAAATGAAATGTTTAGAAGGTTTGGAATAAAAAGAGCCGTATCTGACTGGTTTTATGGACAAGATGTAGTTCATGATTTGCAGCTAAGGTATTCTAACAGGTTTATTGGAGCGCAAGGATCAGGCTCTTTATCAAAGCCTGTTAGATTTAGAGAAGATGAAATGATTTTATCTTATAATAAAGATTTAATGATCGAAGAAATATTTGACTTGTTTAGAAAGGGCAAGATAAGATTCCCTTGGAAGTCTTATGAGTATGTAGAATGGCTTATCGATCATTGCACCTCCATGGAGGTAAAGCAAAGAACCGTAGCGGGCAACCCCATGAAGACATATGTCAAAGGGCCTGCTCCAAACGATGGTCTTATGGCCCTGATGTATGCTTATATGGCTTACAAGTTTGACATAACAAAAGGTTATTCTGTAAAGCCCGGTTTTGAAAAAGAGTGGATACCTCCAACCGCGTCTATTGCCAAGGTTAGATTTTAAAGGTTTTTCAACATAAAATATTATTTTTTTTATATTATTATTTATAATTTAAGAGTATATTCCTTTTAGATTATATTACAGGAGTTTATATATGACAAGAAGAATTAGCCGGCCAGCTAATAAGGTTTCAAGAGACGCTGCTGAGTCTATTTCGAATATAAGAAGAGCTGCCATAACAGATGCTGTGAACAAGGAAATGGATGCAGGTGAACTAGGGGTCACAGGCTCCGTAGCCCATTCTCCATCTTTTAAGAAAAGCAATATGCTTAAGCAGGCTTCAATTATATCTCCAGTTGCACAGCCGACCACCTCGACTCACACTGACAGGATGGGGCCTGAGATATACTCTCCTCTTTTTCAAATTGCAAATTTAAATCTCCCAAGAGATCGTGTAACCATGAACTCATGGAATCGTATTTTTTACGATACACACCCCATTGTGAGAAATGCAATAAATCTTCACGCCTCTTTTCCGATATCAAAAATAAATATAACTTGTGAATCAAAAAAGGTTCTTCAGTTTTTTAATGAAATGTCTGAAAAGATTGATTTGTACTCAATTGTTTATGGAGCTGCTTTGGAGTTCTGGAAACTCGGAGAGGTTTTCTGTTATGGAGAACTTGATGAATCAAGCGGTGTTTGGAGTAGAATAAATATTTTAAATCCAGACTATGTTCATGTAAAGAAAAATGTTATAGGTAACCAAACCCTAATATCATTAAGACCTGACGCATCTTTATCTAGGTTAATAAACTCAAATTCTGCATCTGATTTGGCATTAAAAAGATATATTCCAAGAAACATTATAGATCATGTTAGAAAAAATGAAAATATACCTTTAGATAACTTTAATGTTTCTCATTTAAAGTTATTGAGTTCTCCATATGATGTTAGAGGTACTTCTATAATTGTCTCTGTATACAAAGATCTTATGCTTTATGACAAGCTAAGAGAGTCTAAGTTTGCACAAGCCGATGGAATGGTAAATCCGCTAACGCTTGTAAAATTGGGCGGCAATGATTACAGACCATCTCAGTCTGACATCGAAGCATTCAGACATATCTTGGAAGAGGCTCAGTATGACAAAGACTTTAAACTTGTAACTCATTCAGATGTTGCCATTGAGCGTGTTGGTTATTCTGGTGGAGTATTGGACATAACTGGTGATATGGATAAGATATTAAATAATTTATATGCTGGTTTAATGGTTCCCAAGTCACTGATGGACCAAGAGGGTTCTTCATATGCCTCATCTTCGGTTGGCTTAGAAGTTCTTAGACAAAGATATGATATATTTAGAAATATGATAAAAAAGTGGATCGAAAGAAAAATCTTCGCCCCTATATGTGAGCTTCAAGATTTCTTTGAATATAAAGATGGGAAAAAAGTTTTAATGGTTCCAAATATAGATTTTAACCACATGAATCTTTATGATATGAATGACTATGTTCAGTCAATATCTCAATTTGTTACAAATAAGCAGGTATCTTTACAGACACTGCACAGATCTCTTGGCCTCTCCTATGAGGAGGAGCGTCGAAGAATGAAGGAGGAGGCTGTCAATGACGCAATATTTGCAAAGGAACAGCAGATTCTAGGAAACATGAGGCTTTCTGAACTTATGAATGTTGATCCAAATGTTGGAGTTCCAGAGCCTGCAGAGACTGTCACTGGCGGAGACGCTGGTGGCGATGCCAGTATACCCGGTGTTGGCTCAGGAGAGGGAGGCGGTGGTGGCCTTTTATAAAAAAATTAAAAGCGGAAAGTTATCTTTGGAGGACATCAAAAAATTTGCTGAAGATAGCGGATTAGATATTCCTATAGATTCTCCAAGTACAGACACACTTGCTCCTCTGCCTCCAAAGCAGAAAAAAAGCAAATCCGAAAAACTTTTGTCTGAAAAGGGTGGTGTTTCCAGTATAGGCAAGGACAGTCCCAAAAGAGAAGATGAAAGCGCGGCCGTAAAAAAGGAGTCTGAAACAAATATTGACAAAGAAGAACCTATTTTGAAATATGTAAATGAATTAAATAAGTCAAAAGTAGAGCAAATAAAGTCTGAATACCTAAGTCTTCTTCCAAAAATAACAAAAAACTCAAACAAATTCATAGACTCACTGGTTAAGAGCGCCATAGTTGACAAGTCTTTTGTCGAGTCTGCGGTAAACTTTGCAGGTTATTTGTTTGGAATAAGCATGGACTCTGTTAGGCTGGGGTCTATCAAGAATAGCGAAATGAATAGCTCTACTGCTTACGACAAGGCTTTTGAACAAAAATTCTTAAAAAAACTTATTAAAAGACAAAAGGAAATAAGATCTTTTTTGTCAATTTCAAAAGAAATTTTAAATCAGTTAGCCAATCCTTCATCTGGAATTTTTAAATTAAGAGATAGCAAGGGTAATAAATTGGTAATAGACCAAGAAGCTTCTCAGATTGCAAAAAATATTGAAAATAAAAAATTTTATGATGACATACAGAGAGAAATAGATAGTTTCAATACAGAGGTGGATAGGCTAAAAGAGATTCCTCTAAATGAAAATTACGATGGTACAAAGTCTGCGCCTATTGATAGAATATATAGTTATCACACAAAACTCTTAGAACCTAATTCTTATGTCGAAAACTGTATTAAGATTATAAAAAACAAATCCAGCTCTCTTTCTAAATCCTTTTCTTTTTCTGATCTATTAAATGTTGCAATAATTGATCAATATATTTATAAATTTATTAGTGGCTTTAAACAACTCTCAGGTCAGCTATTTTCCGATTCTTTTTCAAAAGAGTTCAGCTTAAAAAGGAAGGAGAAAAAGGTTATAATTATAAAGTCTATATCTCTTCCTAGATCTAAAAATTTAATTAAGATAAACAGTAATAAAAACAAATTAGCTTTTGATAAAGATAATATAGACAACACGTCATACTCTGTTCGAATAAACCTTGATCTAGATGAAGAATATCTTGATTCTTTACCCTCTGAGCCAAACGACTTCTCAGATACTGTAATTTCTGATCTTGTTAATGAGGGCATTCTGGAGTATACCTATGAAAGACCTGACACTTCAGAAGTGGTTAGAATCTTTAATTGCAAAAGGCTAAGTGGATCTGGGATTGTAGAGTTATCTATACCACATACTAACATAACAAAAAGGCTAAAAGATAAAGTAAAAGCAGGTGCTGGTGATAGTATCTTTTCAATAAAAGGGCCGAATAAAAAGTCATTAAGACTTAAGGACAATACCCTTGTTGATGTTATTGCTAAAAATAAAAATAAAATAGAAAAAAAATCTTCTTCTGCGCAGACTTCTCCTTTATACTCTTTCAAAGACGAATATGGAGAGACGATTAAATTTACAATAACAGATCTTGTTACAAATAAAGGAAAGGTTAAGAACTCAAAAGGTAAGTATATTACCCCAAATTTAAAAAAATCAAAGCCTTCAAGTTTAAGTTCTATGGTTAATAATTGGAAGCCAAAAGGTAAATAAATGAATAACAAACCTCCAAAGAAAATAAAAACGTCTCCTTATTTAAAAGTTCCAAATTCTGGATCAAAAGATATTTTAAATCAAGATACGGCTTCCGCTGGGATAACAGCTTTATATTCTGGATATAGAGAAGTTGTCGATGAAGATATGGACTTTCTAGTAGACTTAGCTGACGAACTAGATAGTAGCAAGATGGAGTCTGAGGCTAATTTTGTAGACTTCTTAATAAAAAAAATTGCAGAGACTTATTCAGATCCTTTTAATGACTTAAAAAACAGTCTTGAAAAATATCACAAAATGTATGGTGACGAAGTTCTTGATAGCTTTGCCGGAAAGTTTTACAGAGAGTATACAAAGACTTTGAAAGAAACAAATAACATATACATGTCTGCAAGAAAGGCAAACGACAAAATAAATGATATCATTATGAAGAAGGCAGACACTTTGGAGCAAAATCCTGTTTATGTATCAGATTCAATTGTTAAAATTATAAAAATTATGATTGCATCAATGCAAGCAGAAAAAAGAGTTGGCTCATATAATAATATTAAAGGCAGACTTGAAGATTTCAACATAGAGGAAATGTCTCAAAAGCGAAGACCTGGTGGTGCAGCGATTGGCGTTTCTTTGGCCTTAATTAAGAACATATTAAACTCTAGAGATCAATTATTTATAAAGGTTGTCTTAGATGACTTAAAAACTAAATTAGGTAATTTATATGATTAAAAAAAGCGCACCTATAATGGGCAAAGAAGTAGACAACTTTGATTTTGCTCCAGATAATTACGGAGACTATGATGGCTTCGTTTCTGAAAAATATATATCAGATCCAATATCTACATATTATGAGTCAGGTGTAATATCCCCTGTTGACGGAGTAGAAGAGGATTCTCAAGATATATTTTTAGTTTCAGATGAAGTACCCGATGACGCGGATGGTGTTATAATTTTATCTTCACAAGAATATCCTCATCCTAATGTAATCGATAGAGATATCAGATACTCCAGTATTATAAAGAGTGCGGAAAAGATATTTGTAGACAAAAAATACGCAAATCTTATTGATTATAAAAATATTCTTGAAAATTTTGCGCATAATACTCCTTCAAATTCTGAAATATATCTAAAGTCAGATCAGTTAAATTATAAAATAGTTAGGATTGCAGATAATCTAAACTTGAAATCTGAAGCCATAAATAAAGATGGAAAAGAAATATTAAAAATTTCAAAAAAGTTTTCTCAAAAGAAATTGGTAAAAATTTCAAATGGGAAAAAAGTTTTCGCTTTTAATTGTGATGTTGCGAACACTGAAGAACTTAAAAGAATTGGCCTTCAAAATAGAGATTATTTAAAGGCAAATCATGGTATGATATTTGAATACAAGAAGCCGGAATCGGTCATGTTTCATATGGGTACTGTAAAGTTTCCCATAGATATTGTTTTTGCAGACGAAGATTATAATGTTAAAAAAGTTGTATCAAATATAAAGCCTAACTCCATTGGTGTTTACTCCTGCTCTAACGTAAAGAGTGTGGTCGAGCTTCCTGGTGGTTATTGCTCCAGATTGGATATAAAAGAAGGCTCAGTAATTCATATAGACAAAGAGAACTCTTCATTTAATATTGTAAAACAAGACTTCTCTAAAGTGGCATTGGCAATAAACATTGACTCTGTTATCAAGGATGTCTCATATAATAAAATGATAAAGCTGTCTTCTTTAAACATATCGAGTTACAACGACCGCTTAGATTCATCGGGTTTTAAAGTTTCCTTTGACAGATCTTTATTAAATGACATAAATAATCCTAATTTTGATAAGATTATATTTTATCACTCTAATCTAGGTTCTAATGATAACTACAATCTTATAGCAAAAAATATGTTGTCAAAATCTGGATATTATAAAAATAACTATGATATAATAAGAGTTTCTTCTATTGACAAGAAACAAATACATAAGGCTGTATATAATAAGTTTAACATTGATAAACTATATTTTCAAAATAATTTTGAAAAATCTGCAAATTTTAATGTTGAACCAGATGTTAAAGAGGTCGCAAAAAATATAATAGCCATTCACGAAAAAGTTCTTGATCTTTTTCTTAAAATGAAAAAAGATTTAGAAAAAAACAAAAAAGCTTTTAATAAGATAAAAGATAACTTTAATGCGATAAAGAAGACGAAGGGTCAATATAAACAATCCGTAAAGAGGCTTGCTAAAAAATATAAAAACATATTGCTAAGTATAAAGAAAGGTATAAAGCTTTTAAATTCCATTAAAGATGTCTCTGCTGTTGACGATATAAATGGTTCTCTGATTCTTTCTTTAAAGAACGCTTCTGATAAAACAAGACTGGTTTTTGAAATGGTTGAATATATGGACTCCCTTGAGTTTTACCAGGATTTTGAAAAAAAGACAAATGATGCAATTGCAATTTATGAAGATTGTGAAAGAAACTGCAAAAGGATAAGAGAGTTTTGTTACGCTGATATCCTTGGAAAAACAATTATTTCCGAATAAAAAATTACACAAATACAGTGTGATGCTAATTATACAAAAATAACTGAGTGTGAGTTATGATAAAAAAATATTCAAATAGTTTAAAATCAATAAAAAACGTAAGCCCTGGAGACGTAAAACAGATTGTTGCGGATGAAGCAATTACTGGTCGTCTTGAAAAGCTTGCAAGAGATATTAAGAAAATTTCAAAAAAGTCTGATGACTTTTTATATTTTTCAATTATTTTCTTAAAAGCTGCAGAATCTGCCATTTTAGATGACAACGGTCTCCCTAAGAAGACGGCATCTGGAGAGGTTGCGTGGGGCTACTTCGATGACAATTGTCATTGGCACGGAAACGTAAAGCCTCACAGAAACAACAACTCTGATATCTTTCCAGAGTCCGAATTAAAAAAAGCAGCTTCAAAGTGGATCGGGCTACCTTTGTGCAAGGATCACAAATCTGATTCTGTTGATGGAATTAGAGGCATAATTCTTGATACGCATTATGATGAGAAATTCAAACAAGTAGTTGGCCTATGCGCTTTGGACAAGGTAAACTATCCTGATCTTGCTAGAAAAGTTGAGACCGGCATGGTCAGATACGGAAGTATGGGAACTGCTGTTGAGAGATCTATCTGCTCAACATGCTACAATGTTGCTTCAAGCCCAGATCAATACTGCGAACATGTAAAGAACAGAACAGCTCATGGAGAAATTAATTTTGGCTTGAACCCAATCGAATACTCCTTAGTTGTTCAGCCCGCAGAGCCAAAAGCAATATTGCTTAAGTGCATTGCATCTTTGCAAACATATAGAGACGAGTTTCAACATCATGGTATATCTAAAGTTGACGACATGCTGGGTAGTTTGTCGGAGCCTCAAGCGAGACACCTCGACAGTATCATGAGTTCTGCATGTGGCGAAGATGGATGTTCTTTGGAAAAAAGAGCTAGTATCATAACATCATTTTTTAAAAATAATAAAAATTTAAACAAGTTTGCATCAAGAGAGTTTATAACTCCTGATGACGTATCTGCTGAGAAAGTTGCTGAAACTGTTAGAAATCTAACTGAATCTGCAGAGAAGGCTTCTGGTTTGGGAGATCAAAAACTTGCTGACGAATTATTAAAAAAAGTTTATAGCTATGTAAGTTCTGGTTACAAGCCAGAGTCTGAGGATAGTTTTGAGTCTATGCCAGATTCAAGCCTTATGCAAGATTCAATAGCTAACAGTTCTGTACAAGATGAGGTAGAGCCTATTCTCAAAGAAAGGCCTGATACCTATGAAGAAACGGATGCGGTTGACGCTAGTTTGACCGCTGTCGCAAATAATACAAAAAGTTACATTAAAAATATTTTGGAGGAGTTTATGAACAAGTCAAGATTAAATAAAAGAGCAGAGATGCGTAGGAAACTTGCATATATGCAAGGTGGCGCAGAAGGAAGAGAGCCTAATACATTCAAGGAAGAAACCTTTTCTCAAGAAGAAGATAAGCACATGAAGCAAACAGGTGCTATTGGCCAGGGTGACAAAGAGAAGAAAGAAAAAATGTCAAGAGCTGAGCTTAACCAGAGAGCTATCAAAAGAACTGCTTATATGCAGGGTGGATCTGAGGGAAAAGAGCCAAGTACATTTAAGGCAGAGGTATTCTCTCATGATCATGACAAGCAAATGCATCAAACAGGAGCTATTGGTTCTGATGACATGAAGATCAAAGAGCATCTTAAAAGAGCAAACTATTATAGAGGACTTACCAAGTCTTCCGCTTATAGTGGACCTAAATTAAAGACTGCTGTCAAGATTGGATCTACAAAGTCTGATTCAAAACTTCAAGTTCTGGCTGGAGACAATGTAATTATCAGTGTCGCTGCTCAAGAAATTTTTGGAGACACAGTGAATGAAAACTGGTCTTGGCTTGTTAGTTCAGAGTATGGAAGACAAGTTTGTAATCTAGTAAGAACCGCTGGTGTTTTGTCTGCTACAAACATTCTTAAGAATGCTCAAGAAATGACAGAAGAGATGATGCCAGGAATGGAAGAAGCTCCCGCAGAACCCGCTCCAGAGATGCCTGCTGAGCCTGCAATGGAAGGCCCCGCAATGGAAGAGCCTGCAGTTGAAGAACCCGCAGAAGAAGAGGATTCTAGCGATCCTGCAGCAGACGCAGAAGCAAGGCTTTCTGAAATGGAAGGGTTGATTGACGAAGTTCGTGACCTAATCGATCAGATCAAAGATAGCAAGATGGCAGATGTTGACATTCATGTTGATGTAGGCGGAGATAAAGAAGGATCTGCAGAGCAGGTTGCGCTTGCTGCTGAGGTACTAGGGCAGCTTAAGAAGGTTGCTGACGAGGCTGATCAGTCAGCAGATGAATTGGCAATGATTGCAGAAACTTATGATAACTTTGAAAAGGTTTCTTCCTCTGATAAATTTAGATTCAAAAAACTTGCAGCGTCTGCAGTTAAAGATTCTGATGAGATCATTGGAGAGTCTAGAGCTACTATTAAGATTGCCAAAAGTGTAATCAAGAGCTTGTCTAAAGTTGCTTATGAAGAAGATGATGTTGTTGATATGCCTAATATGGACGAGTTAGACGACTTGGACCATGCTGATGATGAAGATCACGCTGATGATATGACAGGACATGGGCATCATGATGCACAAGATGCACAGGAAGATTTGATTGCAGAAGCTGTTCTTCTTAGAAGAAACAGAAGAGAGCAAATTTTGAAATCTGCTGAGCAAAGATTCAGACAAGAAGAAGTTAAGCAAGAAGTTGCTACTGAGAAGCCTGCTGTTGAGAAAGTTGCACACGTAGAAGAGCCTATGAATAGAATCAAGCAGAAATTGGCAGAGTCTCTTACTGATACAAACAAAAAAGAAGCTGATCAAAACTTCAAAATAAAAATCAGAAGAGCATATGATATTGCTTTAGATATGCAGAAGAAAGGCCTTATATCTCATACAAAAACAGCTCTTGATAAGCAAGTAGATGAGATTATGAATTTCGATGATCCAGCCTTTGAAAGCTTCAAAAGATCTATAGCAAATCTTAAAGCTGTACAAAATGTAAAGACAGCATCTAGTATTGGTAGTTTGAATGTTGGAATCAAAGAAGAGGTTCACTCTCGTCCGGCAAACGTTAGCAAGAATATATTGGCATCCATGTGGGATAAATAGGGTATAATTATGTTTGTAAATAAAAAATCTGGTGACGATCTAGCTTTGGCTTTCGCTAAAATTTTGAATAGCAGAAAAAATACAATCGAAAAAAGTGCTTCCAACTGTGCATCATCTGCTGATGATGCAACAGACATGGTCAAAGATGAGGCTATGGATATGGGCATGGGACTTGAGAGTATGGTGAAAGATGAAGCTATGGATCTTGAAAGTATGGCAGAAGATGACATTATGGACCTTGAAAACATGGCAAAAGACATGCTTTTAGATGAGGAAATGGATATGGTCGAAGACTCATCGTATGATGCTTACGACATGCTTGATGATGCAGAAATGGCAAAACACTCAAAATTAATGAAAGGGCTTGGAAAAATTGCAGGTTCTTTAAGAAGAAAGGGTGAGGTCTTTGCTGCGGACGTCGTAGAGGCTACCGCTCTCTCTGTCAGAAATGACATTGTAAAAGAAGCGAGCGCTAAAAAAGCTAGTCAAATCAAAAAAGCAAGTGTTTTAAGAGAACTTGATGCTATGGCAACAAGGCTTTCTAATAAGGGAAATCTTAAAGCCGCAAAAGAAGTTATCAAAACAGCTAGAAAAATTGTTAAGAAATAATTAAACTAGTGTTTTGTAAAAGGAGAGCAATTGCTCTCCTTTTTTTATATTATTTTTATATAAATGTATATATTATTAATAATCCTTCTTAATATAGGAGTCATTATGCTTAAAGTAATTCACAGTGGTAACGCAATGCCATTGTCACTTCCGATTGATCCAACGTCAGAATTCCAACCTGGTATGTTCGCGCAACTTGGTTTGCTTGGAAACGATACCGTTGCGACAGTTTCTGATGGTTCTGCACCATTAGGGATTATTGATGATGTCAGAACAACCGCATTTACAAAATCTCAAATTGACGAAATCGTTATTATAAATTCTAATTCTAGCGAAGTTGATGGTAATGGAAAAAGAGTAAGTATCGAAGATTTAACTGGTGTTTTAGAGTATCCGCATGTTAATGAGAAATCATTTACATCAACTGTTTCTGTTATTTTAAATCCAGTAAATGCAGTAATAACCGTTCCTTCTGGTACGGAACTAAATCATGATTCAAATAATGATGGCGTAAATGACTCTTTTAAAATTATATGCAATTACATATATAGAGTCGCAAATAAGCCAGGTGATGACACAACTCTTGGATCTGGAAGGGTAACTATACACTATCAAAGGGGTATTTATGCAACTGACCAGTTTGACACTACTCAGGTCTATCCATTAAACTCAACTCTTTATATTGGATTTGATGGAAAGATAACATCAAAGCAACCAACAGAAGATCACCCTGGTGTCGCTATCTGTACAGGTCCTCCCTCTGCCTCTATATCTTCTTTAGAATTTATGTTATTATGAAAAATTATTTAACCAAAATAAAAAAACTTTCATCTTATTTGGAAGGCGCTGATGGGGGCGAACTTGAAAGAATGCTTCAAGAAATTTATGGTTTTGGTAAGGATGAAATATCTGGTGGATGTGAGATATTTAATAATATAAATATAGATCTGACGCCATCATCATCAGAAAATATATTTAGTCAGCAATTAGAAAACTTTTCATCAAATAACTGGAGATCTTCTCAGCCTACATTGGGTCAATTAAAATATTTAATTGAAAAAAAAGGTATAAAAAGAATCATAAGATTAAACGGAAGCAATTCTGGTGATACAATAACGGACAATCAAACAGGTCAGCTTATGACTGCAGATTTAGAGGAGGAGTTCGCAGAATGTTTTGGTGTTGAGTTTTATAACATCAGCGGCCACTCTGGGTATCAGCCAGGTAAGGGTTATGTTGGAACTTATTCTAAAACAAATAATTTAATAAATGGAAATACATTTGTTCATTGTAAGTGGGGCGCTGACAGAACTGGCTTTGTCGTTGCATCTTATTTAAAAGCAAATGGTGAAACAGATTTGGACAAACTTTATAATTATACAATAAAGTTTAATCAATGGGAAGATTATGTTTGTGAAGGTAAAAATCAAGGATATGCTAAATATCTTGATTCGTTTTATCCTTTAGATGAATGGTGTGATAAAGAAGAACATAAAGATTGCCCTGTTTGTTCTAAATCAACCGTTGAAAAAGTTAGAAAAGAAAAAGGTACAGAGAAAGTTAATTTGGAATCTTTAGAAGAAGTTGATATTAAAGAAGATCTTCCGAATAGTTGAATCTATTATTAGATACTTATAATTATATAATATATTTGGAGAAATCATGTCAAAGTGGTCAAAAGAAGATAGACAAAGTTTTGAAAATTCTATTGTTATGAAAGAATTGGAAAACTTAATTTTAACAAGAGCAAAGCAAATTGAAGCAATCCACGAAAAGATTGCGCAACAAACACCTTCTGACAAAATGGGCGGTGTAGAAGCTAGCGCAAAAGCCGCTGCCGCTGCAGTAGGCGCTCTAAAAGCAGAGCTTGGCACCCTTGCTTACGATGGCGAGGTCGAACCCGGAGATGTCAGCTCTGTTGAGATTAATGTAAACGAGGGCTATATTGAAGAGGGTGGTGACGACGTGGCCGTTGCAGATGACCATGATTATAAAATGGCAATGCACAGTCTTAAACTTTTGGCCAAGCAAGCTGCTGATAAAAAAGATTATAAAACATTATATGAAATAGAAAGAACTATGCAGGCTCTTGAAGATGAGAACGAATAAAGTAATAAAAAAAATCTCAAAGATAGAAACAACAGATGTAGATTTCAATTGGTTGGGAAGAGCTGGTGAGTCTGGATCAACTGAGCTTGATGCAATACCGAGTTCCACTGCAGAAAATGTTGCGGATGCTATATTTACCGGGTTACCTATGATTAAGGTTTTAACTGGATTAAGACAATCTCAAAAGTATGCAGTGGATCAAAATATAGAAAATAACTATAATCTTTTTAGAGAAAGTATAAATACAACAAATCTCCAAACTATACAGGGGTGTGAAGGTTATGTTTCTAATAAAGGCGCAAACGTTACAAAAAAAGAACTTGAAACTTTAGCAAGTTTGGTTAAAAAAATAGTTGACTTAAATATTAATAATTCTAGCAAATTAAATAGCTATATTAATCAAATATCAAAACAATCTAATGGTGACAGAAAAGTTCAGGATTTATTTTTTTTAATGGAGATAGTTCCAGAAATTGCCGGTGAGTGTGTAAAAAATAAAATAAAATCATCATTATCAAATGATTCTATTAATAAACAGGGACAAAGTATGGCTATTCACAAAAACAACGTAGGATATCATAATGAATTCTATCAAGACGCTTTAAAAGATCTTGGTAATTCGGACCCTTTGCTTGAAGATTTTTATAAAGTTCTTCAGGCAGAATATCATAAAGACCTTGGAATAAACCCTCAAGAAAGGGGTGATCTTATGGACTTCTTTTACGAAGAAGAACATATAATGTCCAAGGCCCATCCAGACTCTATCGTGATTGCTGATGCGAGAGATGGTGGCGAATTATTAGAAAATAACTTAGAAAAACATAAAAAACTTACAGATATTGCTCGTAGAAAACCTACGGGGAATTTTTATTAAACTAATTAACTTAGGAGATTTAACATGGCTTTAAAATTACTTCAGCCCTCTCTTCGCCCTCTTGGACAGTTTGATCTTGCTGATGCAGATCACGCTGCTATGACAGGTGGAGAATGTGTTGCTCTCGAAACTGCTTCTGGCGAACAGGCAGCTTCTGACGTAGCACAAGTTGGACCTTATTCCAACACAGATACTTTAACATTTTCT